GGAGAATACAAATGTTATAGCTACATGACTCAAGACGAATTTGAAGAGCTTGAAGGTATGGTGTCTAATATCCTTGACACAGACAACCCTTTTGATTATAATAAAGATAAATAAGGAGTAAGTTATGCAATTTAACGATGTAATAACTGAAGAGAAATACGAAGCGCATCAGTTGTGGTTAATGACGGATGGCAAAGATGGTAAAAGGTTAAACCTGAGCAATGCCAACCTGCGCTATGCCAACCTGACTGGTGCCAAGTTGTATCATGCCAACCTGAGCGGTGCCGATCTGTTATATGCCGACTTGCACAATGCAGGCTTGTACAGAGCCGACCTGTCAGGTGCCAACATGTTTGGTGCCAACCTGACTGGTGCCAATCTGTTATATGCCGACTTGCACAATGCAGACTTGTACAGAGCATGCCTGTCAGGTGCCAACATGCAGAATGCCCGCCTGTGCGGTGCAAACATTGACATGTCAGTATGGCCTATGTGGTGTGGATCGTTTAATGTCAAGGTCGACAAGCGCATTGCCGCACAACTCGCCTATCATTTTTTCCAGTTGGATTGTGATGATGAAGAAATGCAGAAAGCGCAGGCGGCGATAAAAGAGCTTGCGAATCAGTTTCACCGTGTTGGTGATGATGTCGATAAACTGTGAGGCACAACCCAAAGGGGAATAACAATGAGTCAGTTTATTGAGGTGACAGATGATATTGACAAAAAATGTGTCATAAACATAAATGAGATTGGCTTGATCGAGGATACTGGGTTTTGCCGGATTTTGTATCCAATTCATGTCGATTATGCTCCTTTGCAAGTGAAAGAGACCTACGAAGAACTAAAGGCAATGATAAAAAAGCAGGAAGGAGAAAAGCAATGTAACCTACCACGGGGCAATCCCCGTGGCTTTTGAAAAAAAGCCACAAGGTTACCAGCAGACTAACTGGAGGTAATGTTGTTAGTAAACGTTAAAAAGCAAATAGAGACCCACGAATGCCACCCCAGTTTGTGGCACTCTCGAGGCACTGTAAACAGTCCTGTGATGGTAGGGACAGTCAACCTCAATTGCATAGGCTTTTTAACCCTGCGAGGGGAAGTCGGATTCCAGTGCAACTCCGATGCTCTGGATACGCACAACCCTAATTTAACAGTTAGGAGTATTTAACTTATGAAAGTTTACGTAATAAACAAAAACTCAAAACCATTAATGCCTTGCGAACCTGTAATAGCAAGATTATTGTTAAAAGGAGGTAAAGCAAAAGTGGTCAGAAAAACCCCGTTTACTATTAAACTTCTTGTTGATACAACCGAATACACACAAGAAGTGGTAGCGGGAATGGACACGGGTAGTAAAACAATTGGTTGTGCTGCAATAACTTGTGATAAAGTAATTTATCAATCAGAAATTCAAATTAGGCAAGATGTTTCGAAGAAGATGAAACAAAGAAGAATGTATCGTAGAAGCAGACGCAGTAGAAAAACAAGATATAGAAAACCACGTTGGCAAAACAGAGCTTCTTCTCGGAAAAAAGGAAGACTTGCTCCAAGCATTAAGTCTAAAGTCGATTCTCATCTAAGGGAAAAGAAGTTTGTTGAATCTATATTACCAGTAAGCAACTGGGTGGTAGAAACAGCAAGTTTTGATATTCATAAAATATCTAATCCCGAGGTTAGCAAGTGGGAATATCAAAATGGAAACCAAAAGGGATTTTATAATATAAAGGCTTATGTTTTACATCGTGATGGTTACAAATGTAAAAAATGTAATAAAAAAGGAAAACTACACGTTCATCATATTATATTTCGAAGTAATGGTGGGACAAACTCAACAGATAATTTGATTACGTTGTGTGAATCTTGTCACGATAAGTTGCACAATGGAGAATTTACAATCAAAGGTACAAGAAGCAAAACAAAAGACGCTACTGAAGTTGGAATTGTAAAATCTCAACTTAAAAAGCGGTTTGGTAGTTTTGAAGAAACATTTGGTTACGAAACCAAATTCAAAAGAGAACAAATTTTAAAACTACCAAAAACTCATTATAATGACGCTGTGGCAATTTGCTGTGAAGGGGGTGAAATTGTTGACTTATCTAATAACGTTTATTACAAAAAACATGTTTCTAAAGGTGATTATCAACAAACAAAAGGAAGCCGTTCAGAGAAAAGAATACCAACTGGTAAACTGTTTGGATTGAAAAAATTTGATTACGTTCAAACACCTAAAGGTATTGGGTTTGTCAGGGGGAAACGTTCAGATGGACGTTTTTCTATATGTGATATATTTTGGAATATAATAAACGGACAAATTCAAATAAAGAAAAACTGTATGAGGAAAAGCGCAAGAACAACAACTTTAGTAGAAAGGAGGAAGGCACATTCCCCCACGGGGCAAGCCACCGTGGTTCCCTGTGCCTAAATTCTATGGCATTTTCGTTTAACAAAGTATTTTTTATAGGTAATATGGTACGGAATCCCGAGATGAAAAGCACGTCAAATGGCAAAGATGTTTGCACATTTACTCTTGCTGTCAATGAGGGGAAAGACCGTGACGCATTGTTCGCTAACTGTGTTGCATTCGGCAAGACAGCAGAACTAATTGATCAGCATACAGCAAAGGGTGACATGCTGCACGTAGAGGGTAAGGCGATACCTAATGTATGGACAGACAAGGATGGACATAAGCATAACGAGACAAAGTTTATGATATTTGGGTTTGTTAATTTCACATTGAAAAATGAAAAGGCGTCACAGGCGAAGCCGAAGCAGGATAAGAAAGAAGAAAGTAAACCTGAACCTGACGAAGACGGTGATTTGCCGTTCTAAAAAAAGAAAGGATTACAAAGTGAAAAGCGGAATACAATTATTTCAATTTGAAGCAAATGACGTGCGTGTGATAGTTTACGATGACGGCAACCCGTGGTGGGTCGCCAAGGATGTGTGTGATGTGCTGGGCATGTCGCACATCACAGAATCACTTAAAAGGGTAGATGAAGATGACTGCAGTATAACTGCAATCACCGACTCCATTGGTAGACAACAAGATACACGCATTATTAATGAATCTGGATTATACAGCCTTATCTTGCAATCCCGCAAACCTGAAGCCAAACGATTTAAAAAGTGGGTAACATCAGAGGTATTGCCTTCGATACGCAAGACTGGATCGTATTCAGCCGGTCAGCCGAAAGTTGGCGATATACTTGTGAAAATGGCTGAAGGGTTCAAAGTGTTGGAAGAGCGACAGTTTCAGCAACAGCAAGAAATCGAACGTATCAAGGATGTCATCGAGCACAATGAGTATGGTGACGGATTCTTTACAATTTTGGGATATTGTCGGCGTGTCGGTTTGAGTCCGTCATTGCGCGAATCACAGAAATGTGGGAAAAAAGCAAAGAAACTTTCAAAAGAAATGGGATATAGTACGGGCCGTGTGAAAGACCACAGATACGGTCACGTAGGCACATACCACATGGACGTTCTGGATAAGGTATTTGACCGTGAAATCCGTAAGATGACATATCCTGAAAATAGAAAAATAAATAAAAGGAGACCACGTTATATAAAATTACCAAGAAAACCTCGTGGGCTTGCCCCGAGGATGAATTGGTAAAATAAGTTAAAAAATTACTCGACATTTACAGGAAAATCTATTATACTATAAACATTATGATACGAGCATACAAATACAGAATATATCCTAATAAGAAACAACAAGAGCTTCTTGTAAAGCATTTTGGATGCGTGAGATTTCTATATAACTGGGGGCTTGATAAGAAAAACAAATCCTATCAGAATACGGGTAAATCACCTTCTTGTTTTGATCTTATTAAAGAACTCAAAAACATGAAGTCTGAATATGAGTGGCTTAGAGAAGTCAATTCACAATCATTACAAATGGCTTTTAGGAATCTTGACAATGCTTTTCAAAGATTTTTTAAAAAGCAATCAAGGTATCCTAAATTTAAAAAGAAGTTTAGAAAACAATCATGTCAATTTCCACAACACAGTAAGGTTGATTTTGAAAATAATATATTGTATGTAGCGAAGTTTCGAGAAGGAATAAAATGCAAGTTTCATCGTAAGTTTGATGGTAAAATAAGAACTGTGATTATTTCTATGACTTCTTCTGGTAAATACTTTGCTTCTATTACTGTAGAGAATAATGAAGAATTGCCCGTTAAGTGCAGCCCTGAACGGCGTAATAGTATTGGTGTTGATTTAGGTATAAAGCATTTTGCAACGCTATCTACTAGTGAAAAAGTAGATAATCCAAGGCATCTTAAACGATCAGAAAATAAACTTCGAAGAAAACAAAGACAACTTTCAAAGAAGAAAAAAGGTTCATCAAATAGAAATAAAGCGAGAAAGCAGTTAGCAAAAATGCATGAAAAAATTTCTAATCAACGGAAAGATTTTTTGCACAAGCTATCCAAAAGACTCATTGACGAAAACCAAGCGGTGTGTCTTGAGGATTTAAATGTTTCAGGCATGATTAGAAATCACAAATTAGCTAAATGTATTTCTGATGTTGGATGGAGGACTTTCCGTACTTTTCTTGACTACAAGTCTGATTGGTACGGTAAGCATGTTTTAACCATAGGAAGGTTTGACCCATCTAGCAAAATGTGTGATCAGTGTGGCTACATTAATAATAAACTGTTGCTCAAAGACAGACATTGGACTTGTAACTGCGGAGCCAAACACGACAGAGACATTTTAGCTGCAAGGAATATATTAAATTTTGCATTTTGTACCCCTGGGCAAGGGGAAATTCACGCCTTTGGAGAAGATGTAAGACTTGGCTATTATAGCAAGCAACCTTCTATGAATTAGGAATCCTTGAGGCTTGCCTCGGGGTATGTCACGATAAGCTTCAGGACACGAACGGCTGTGACCGTCATATGACACAGAAGGAACTGGAAAAGAGGACAATGGAAGAGATAAACTATGAACATTGACAAGCTTAACGCAATGGTAAGCAATATGACGCTATCCCTACTATTTGGGTGGTTTGCGGTATCCACACAACATTGGTATTCCTACGTATTTTGTGTTGCATCATGCTTGCATCTAATAATGTTTGTATATATTACTATTACACATAATAAATTAAAAGGAGAAGAAAAATGAAAATACTGGCACTTGATACGGCTACTAAAACAGGCTGGGCATGGATCGATACCGAACAGCGGGAACCAATAAGCGGTGTCGAGAGTTTTACGAAGAAGCGTGGAGACTCAAACGGTATGATGTTCCTGCGCTTTAACGGATGGCTTGACCGAGAATGGGGCAATGACAGCAACAAACCTTATGCAGTATACTATGAGCGTGCACATCATAGAGGTGGAGCCGCTACAGAGATAGCCGTAGGGTTATCTACACGTGTACAAGAATGGTGTTATAAGCACAAAGTAGAATGTTGTGCCGTGCATACATCAAAGATAAAGAAATATGTTACCGGTAAAGGCAACGCATCAAAGACTGAAGTTATGAAATGGTTTGCCGATACATATGGTAGAGAACCTGTTGACGATAATGAGGCTGATGCAATGGCGCTGCTGCATTATGCCATGATGGATTTGGGGATTACATGATAGATATGATGCAGAAGCACAATTATTACACCCCGCCACGTACCTGTCACAACTGCAATAATAGAGGAAAATACAAAGCATGTAAATCTACAGGAATAATATTGTGTAATCATTGGGAATCTAAGAAAGGCAACCACCGTGAAGGCAGTAATTAAATTAGCGTACTGGCAACTACGCTCTCATTCACTTGACCCTGACGCACCGATGGAACATTCACCGACAAACTATGTAGAAGCACGTTTGTTAAACGCAATACATTATGATATGACGCATGATGATGATACAGAAAAGGAGCAATGCATAATAGACGATATAACAGACCTATATAAGCAAGGCATAAATATAGATGATATAAGCGATATGTTAGAGATACCGTCAAAAACTATAAATAAAATGCTTTCAGACAGGAGTAAAATCAGGTGCCGATAAAACACCGGACACTTTGTCCTGATGACCCCATAAACTATACAGAGCAAGAGCTATATGATATGTATATCGAGGAAGATGTTTCTCATGCCGATGCAAAAGTTGCAGCCCGCCAATGTTACTTAATGATCCAACGTCTCAATCAGCAAGAAATTAGATTATGGAAAAATATCAAAAATAACGAGACAACTAATTGGGAAATCGATTTTGAGGAATAAAAAAAGTGCAAGCCATGCCTAACTATGACCTGCACATATAAAGCCGCTTACAATCGATGTGAGTGGCGTTTAGCGGTATTTCTGTGCCATATTCACTTATCATTTAGCTCATCTATGTAATGTTTTGTGGTTTGAAAATGAGGATAAAATTCATTTTCCACTTCATTCCCTACTGTATATCTGTCAGCATATGTTTTGTGCGAGAAAACCCCTATAACTTCTTCACCGTATACATCATAGACGACCCACACTGGTGTCTTTCTTTTCGCTTGCATCTTAAATCTCCTTCCTGAAGCAAATTTCGTCATCATTAGACCTTCTTTTTGCATACGCAAAGCCCCGTACCTTCAATTTATACCGCGCCATTTTATAGTTCCAAGGCTTGTTGTCGTTCGGCAAAAATAATTCAATGTAGTTTTTATACCTTTGGACAAAGACATTTACACCGTCTTTTATGATAGGTATAAGTGCTCGTGCCACCTCTTCGTACCATTCTATACCTTTCTTCTCGCTCGAATAATACTCTTCGATACTGTCAGGCGATATAAACCAATGTGCGCCAACCTTTTTGCCTTTGATGTTGCCTCTTTGTACGTGATGCAGGTAGGTAGTATATGCTCTACCATATTGGCGTACAGCATCTTGCATGGGGATGTATCCATCAGTTTTCGACATAATATTACTTATGAGCCCCTTTCATTTTGACTATGCGCATTGATTGCTGGTATCCACAATCTACACATTCCCATAAGTCGTATTTTCGTTCATTGAGTTCAGCCCACCCTTCTTCTTTCATAGTCATAGGGTTGTGGCAAATCTTACACTTATGCTTCTGTTTTGTCTTTGTCATTGGTCGCTCCTTTCTCACGTTTATATTCGCTGCATTCAACCATCACAACATGATGATACAGCCCCCGCTTGCGATATTCAAGTTCATCATTCCAGTAACCTTGCAATATATCACATTCTTCGTATGCGCTGCAATGTACACACGTCTCACACAAGTTCTGGTTGTTTTTTCGTGCTAACTCTTTGTCGATTGTGTTAATGACATTCGATGTGAAGTCATGTATGTTACCACTCAATTCAGTTTTCATTTTGCTCACCCTCCATCGCACCAATAAGCATATCATATATTTATAACAGCTCTTTGTGATACTCCATATTATGCCGTTCAATCTCTTTCCACAATGCAGCATACTCAAACAATAAGAATATCGTAGCGCCACCGAACAACCCAACTAATGTGAATAGAACTATATTAACGTCAATCATTACTCCATCCTTCCTTCAATTTCGCCAATAATTCGACCGTACAGGTAACATACAATCGCCCACAATATAGTATCAATACCATGTACTGAAGCAGCCAAAAACAGTATTAAAGGTACTATTATATTTGATACTGTCCACATGATGAATAATATTTGTTTCATTTGTCGTTCTCCTCAAAGTATTCTTTGATTTTCTGGTCAACATCGGGCATACGGTGATCCTCGCAAGCGTTAAACAATATTTGGGTGAGTATGGCAATACCGCCTATCGCCATTATCGCTATGACATACATAAGGTATTGTAGTAACATACGTAGTATTTGAGTCTCCATTAGTTTTCTCCTTCTGTTTTCTCATGGTTTAGCGACACCTTTTCCAACACGGTGGAACTGACTTGCAAGTTCTTTCAATGAATGCTGTGCTTTCTGCACCTCTTCATCATCGCAATTTAATCTGCATACATGATACACTAACTGTGCAACAATATTTTTGTCCACTGTGGCATCAAATGAGCTGCACCGCAAAGGCCAACAGGATAAGTCTATGTTGGCACCAGACAGGTCGGCACCGCGCAAGTCGGCACCGAACATGTTGGCACGGCGCAGGTCGGCACCGCGCAAGTCGGCACCGAACAAGTCAGCATCGCGCAGATCTGCACCAAACAAGTAGGCACCAGTCAGATTAGCACCAGTCAGGTTGGCATCAGCCAGGCTGGCATTAGTCAGGTCGGCACGGCGCAGGTTGGCATTAGTCAGGTTGGCATAGCGCAGGTCGGCATTGCTCAGGTTTAACCTCTCACCTTTTTTTCGATCCGTCTCTATCCACAACTGATGCGCTTTGTACTTCTCTTCAGTCAAAACGTCGTTAAATTTCATTTTGTTGTCCCTCCTCTTCATCAAAAAATGCAAATCCTAAAGACGATAGTACATGCTTGCCACGCTGTATCGCAATGTATTCCCTTTTCTCCATCTCCCTTAACTCTTCTTGGTACTTTTTTTCGCGTTTTATGCAGTTTACCATCATAATAAATGTGTCGCAATTGACACATTTTAACGGTATATTTATGCCTGTTGCTGCATAAGTTAACAAATCTACATAGTCGAGGTCACAATGACAGAGACACGCATCTTGTTCTTCTTCTGTATCTTCTTCTGCTGCAACATCTTGTTCGTCTTCTACCACATCTCCCGAGTAATCAGAAGACCGATTATACTCAACAAATCTCAAAATGATAAGCATGAATATCATGCCAACCAATACTGATACGATAATAGTTATCATGTTATTCTCCTTTCACCGTTAAATAATCATGGTCGATTTCGTGCGGCTCAAAAAAACCTTCAGGCATATATTTCTGTAGCGACTTCTTGATGTAAAACGGCTTATCGATAGATCGCAAATACATTACTACATCATGGGTAAATTTCTCCCAATCGATGTCTGTTTTCTTGTAGTTCAACTTGCCGATCTGATACTCATCTACAAACTCATGAGTATCTTTAATGATGTCGATTGCCTGTACCGGATCAATCACCGGTTCGAGTGATGCCCATGTGCGGATGTTATCAAACTCTTTCATGCCTCGTAAATAATCCAGTCTCCTGTCATACGGTAATGAGCGCGGCTCGTTTTCCTCAAGCCATTTCGGGCTGCAAGATGATAGCGTATACCCAACTTTACAATTGAGGCTTTTCAAAATATCAGTATTACAACTCGTCTTAAACTTGCCTTTTGTGAGAATTGCTGTCGGCACATCGTATTTCTTGAATAGCTCAAGCACAGCCCATGTAGGCGTGTGATTGTATCCAATTGGGAACGGGTCACAAGTGAAGCATAACATGACCTGCTCGGTGATTGGTGAATGTTTCTCAAGGTACTTTTTGAGTTCCGGGATCAGCCCTTCCCTTGGCTTGACTTCCACGCCGGTGGACATCCCGGGTATTTTATTGACGTAACAGTACGAGCAGCCGTGTGAGCAGCCCTTGTATATATTAAGCGCAAGCGGACTGTATTCCCGCGCTTTACCTTTAGGTTCGTATATTGTGTTCATATGACATTCTCCTTTCCATCTCCTGTTTACACAATTCATCGATACCGCCCGCTCTTGTCCATGTACCGTATGTTGTATCACGATAGAATATGCTATCACGTCCTACATGTACCTGTAGATGATGTTTAAACGCCTCACGAGCCATCTTCTCCTTGTGTGTGATAGGTTGCCTACCTTCGCGCTTAAACGCGCTTACAATCGACTCCTTCGGTGCGAATCGTTTCATTATTCAGCATCCTTTTTATTTACACTAGTAATGAAGTCACTTACCCGCAAGAAAATAAACGCCTGTAATGAGTAAATAGCAATCCCTATCACCGCCATAACAGCGCAGTACGTGACGGCGTCAATTATTGTAAGTAGTGCTGCCATGCTTTTTCTCCTTTCTGTTAAAATGTGTGACTTATGCTAATGATACAAATAATATTCGTCAATGTCAATACTAATTTTCGTAATTAGCATAATTAATTACGTTGCGAGACAATAACTTACAGTTCAGGCAGCACGCCGGTCGCTTGCGCTTCGGCAACCATTTCGTTAGCGTGCTCAAGAGCTTGCTTGCGCTCTGCGTATCCCCCGTTCGATGCAGGAATAAAAGTGTGCAAATATTTCCCGCGTGATTTTACAATTACTTTCGGCATATGACCGCATGCCGTGCGCTTTGTCGATGCGGTATAGGTTATACAGTTCATTGTTCATTCTCCTTAACAGGTTCGCACCAATCCGGATCAAACCATCCGTTGTCATCCATAAATTCCCAAAATGCATCACGGTTCGTGTCTATATCGGGGAACGCTTCGGTTATCATGTCTGCAATGTCATCATAATCAAGCCGGTCAATGCCATTGCGCTCAACATAATCGATAATGTCTTGCTTGACTTGTGCTGTTAATGTACTCATGCTATTACTCCTTTCTTGTTGATACCGCCGACACGTAACTCTTACATGTCGATATTCGTATCATATATCGACACGTAAATCTTACACGTCGATATTCGTATCATGTTTATATATTACATCACTTACTTATACTTAATCTATTATTATTATCTTGCCCTATATAATTAATATTTATATATATAATATAGGGCTTAATTCGTTACTTGACTTGTGCTATTCCTGATTCTTCGAGTAGTTCCCGCCTCAACATCTCGGCATCGTGTAACGCCTCTACAGGTGTGTGGCGGTTCAGCTTCGTCCCAATCGTTTTTTGTACTTGACCGCCCTCGTACACCGTGACAAATCCACGATAACCGTGGCGTGTCCTCTTTGCTATTCGGGTAATGTTCGTTTTGTTCATTTTATTGCTCCTCCTCTTGTTTCATGAACTCAATGTCATCGCGAACGATTTCCTCAAACTCGTTATAGTTCTTTATGCCCTCTTGTGGTTCAAGGATATATCTTTTTTGCTCAAAATTCATATGATAAAGTGTCACAAATCCTTTACCATACCATACGTAAATCGTGTCGCGATCCTCGTCAACTATCACACCACGTGCTTCGTCCAAAGCGAAGTCTATATCTATGTCTTCTGCTATTATCCTGTCGAAGCTTTTAATATGCTTGGTTAATGCCTTGTACAGTGCAAATACACTGTCAACATCGTACAGTCTGAACGAAACATCCTCATCAGGGATAACTATTTCCGTGTATTTATCTGTGTCGGGAATAGTGACATCGTTCACGCTTGTGCTTGCATCAATCTGATTATTTAACATTTTACTTCTCCTTTCAGCATTTGCAATGTGCTTAATCATCGTTCTAATCAATCCTAACGGCATTTCAAACATTAAGTAGTGTCTACATATGCCTAATGATGAAAAATGCCGTTAGAATCGAATATCGTTTAATTGTGATGTTGCTTGACAAGCTTCACATTTACAACCTGTTCCGGTGATACAGTGCACTCAACCGGCACTCCTGATTTGTTTTCAGTAGTAACCTCATACCATTGTACGCCTGCGTCATTCTCCCACACGACACTAGCAGCCCCGGTTCTTATCTCACATAAAGAGGTTTTGAATGTTACAGTCAATGGCGTGACGAGAGTTCTGCGTTGGTTCGGTAAATTGTTCATGCTATTACTCCTCATATCGTTTAATTAAGATGATGGCGTTGCCGTTGCTTTTATTGCGTTCTGATATTGTTCGTTTAGTTCGAATATCTCAACGGCATGATTCGCAGCGTCATCCAATGCATCGTTTTTGTAGACTCTGACAATCTCGCATGACTCTTGCCACATACGCCGGCCATATTCATACGCAACTATGTAACCAGTGTAACCATAATTCACCCGCCGTATATGACACGTGATCTTTGTGTTTCCTCTGGTGAATGTTTTCATTGTCTTACTCCTCTCGTGTACCAGTAGTAGTTCCGTGCGCTTTTTCCATCGCAATATATTCGCTCTCGCAAATATCGCACTTGGTGCACCGGCGATTTTTCCCGCTTTTGGTCAGCGTCCAATCGTGAACGCATGATAGTACCTCAGTACGCCGCTCTTGCTTTTCGCGTTGTGCCGTTTTTTCGCACTTTCGCCGGTATTCCTTGAGCCGCGCGGCCTCTTGCGCTGCCCTGTCTTGATATCCGGGATTGATTAGTTCAATTGCATCATCCAAGTCAATACCACGTGCATCGGCTATTAATACGGCAACATCATAGTAATTTGTTGCCTTATAATATTTCGAAGTATGATGATATTCGCAAGGCCCTTGTTCTTCCAACCGCCGCCGCGCTTCGGCTTGTGTGACCCCGAGTGAGTTGGCGACTATTTTCTTTCCCTTTGTCATCGGATACCGCCCCTCATTCTCGGCGGCTATTGCGTTGTTCGATCTTGAGTATCCTGCGTAACCTGCCATGCTATTACTCCTCTCAACTGTTAGGTTTTCCCGAATGGTTCAGCCGGTAGCGATCCGGTATCCTCGTCAGTACAGGAGCTACCTGTAGACCGGCCGAAGCCGGTTTCGGATCATATCTCTTCCATTGTGTCGAGTAACGATTTACGCCATTTCGGCGAACACTGTTTTGGCCTCTTGCTCATCGACGTGGGCATTGAAAATCTCCCGTGACACTTGCGTGGCATGCTTGAGGCCATCATCGCCTATATAGCCCCAAGATACATCTATCACATCACCGTCCTTGTCCTCAACAATATACCCATAACATTTGCCGAGTTTCCAATCGCGGTACTGATCTATTTCGCACTCTACAGCACGGGAAATAATTTCATGTGCATACTCGTCAAAGCCATTGGATTTAGAGTAGTGTTTATTCAACCACTCTTCACCTTGCATATTTATAATGGCTTTTCTATCAACATATGCGTATCCTTCCGCATAAGTTGCCTGATTTATGTTAAAGCGGAACTTCTTCCATAGCGCAATGTAATGCGCTCCTACCTTGTAATACTGTTCAGCGGCCCATTCAATAGACCACTTAATTTCACTATCACACAAGTACCATGCTGGTACACTGTGTTGTATGCTTTCCTTGAATGCATCAAGTAAGGATTCCTTAACATATCCATTTCCATTTTCGCGTGCTTCGTTTTCGGGTATGTCCTTGAAAAACTCTGATGCTTGTACGACCGCATCAGCTACGGCGTACGTATATTTAGCGTTCTTGTCCAATATAGCGGGATCTTTGCGGATGTCGTGTAGCACACCCGCCATTCCCGAATAGGTATCAAAGTTCATGTAATTATAAGGCTCTGCATCAAGGAAAATACTTGCACAACCCCATTGGTTTTCGAGTGTTTCAATTGTGTGTTCTTCAATCGCAAACATGATGTACCGTCCTTTTTTGCTGTGGCGGCGGCGGGTATCACCCCACACATCGCCGGTTTGTGTGTTAGTAAGTATCTCTTACAAGTTATTACTTATTAATTACTTATTTATTTCTCATTATCTTATTTATATATATTATTAAAGGGCAGTTTACCGCCGTGCCCAGGGCTATGTCGGCACCGCTCAGATTAGCACCGGCCGAAGCCGGTTTCGGATTGTTATGAAAAATATATAGATGACGTTGCCTCGATACCGGCGTAATCTGCGTACCGGCAAAGAAACTTGATTTTGGAGCATGGCGCCAGCTCATCGCTTACCCGTTCCCGTATTTCGTCATCCATCCATGCAGCCATCTGTTCCCACTTTTCATCATCGAGGTCATCATTGGTGACTGTTTTCCAAGTGCCTGACCATGGATTTTGTAATTGGATAGACTGTGTCATTTTGTTACTCCTCTCGGTTTACTTATAATCCTGTAAGTATCTCTTACAAGTTATTATACTTATTATTACTTACTTATTATTATTTATATTATTAATATTAAGGGCAGTTTACCGCCGTGCCCAGGGCTGTTGTCTTATGCGTTTTCTGCAATCATGCGTGAATGTTGTTTGAATACGTCCTGCCGCCCGTAATAATCCATCGACTGAAGCTTACCGTCACCATAAGAGAAGTAGTCGATTTCCCGCAAATCGGCACTGTATACATTGACCCCATTCCCGCCATGCCATACGTAAACAATAGCAAGATCGTCATCAAACCATACGTGTTCTGCACCGTCAAATGTGTCTTTGATTTTGTAGTAATTCATTGCGTTTCTCCTCTCTACTTGCGTTTTGGTTTATACGATACGGTTACCAGTTTTCCGTTTCGCATCGTGTACGTACGGGTGTTTGAGTTACGGACTAATTCTCTCAGTCTCGGGCTTGCCATGCTGTTACTCCTCTCTGTTTACCGGTAGCGATCCGGTGTCCTCATCAGTACAGTTGCTAACTGTAGACAGGGCGCTTTATAAGCGCCTTGTTTCGGGATATTTGGTGTTACTTACTCGGTGTCTTCAATTTTGTCAAGTAACGATTTTGCCTTGTTTGCTATCATAGTACAGTCTGCACACTCATAGTCTCGATGTGCATCATACGTATCTTCCAGGAACTCAACATATTCATCAGTCGGTAACTTTCCATCTCTCCATTGATGTTTCGCAGTGTTTACAAGATTATCAGTACCATTGCACAAAATACACATTGTCTTACTCCTCTCGGTTATTTTTTGTAGTCTCTTACCAGTCGTAAACTTGACCGCTGTAGTCTACGATCCAATGATGATGATCACATAAATACTGTTTGAACGTAAGGTTAGCCGCAACACTCGGGGATTGTTGTCTCTGGAAACGCTTAAACCATACCTTTACCTTGCGTTCTGGAGCTGCTCCTATACGTGTAAGCCGCTGCAGTTTTTCACGGTCAATCGTTCTAACCAAAACCCACTTCTCACCTAATATAAGTTCTGCGTTAGTAAGCCGTTTGAATCGCTGCTTATTCATTGTGTTGTCTCCTCTCGGTTTGCCGGTAGCGATCCGGTGTATCCTCATCAGTACAGGTGCTACCTGTAGACCGGCCGAAGCCGGTTTCGGATTGTTATTATTAGTTAGTAGTTACAGCGTCCGCCTGTTCTTGCGCGGCTCTCTCTAGCTGATCGAGATTCCATTCATCATATGCGAAGATTAGCACAAAGTTTTTGCCATCAACTGTATCAAGGAGCCGGTGCTTGATAGCTCGGCCGTACGTGTCTTTATTGTACTCGAAGAAAGCTTCGTTAATCAAGTCCTCTATTTCTCTCCCCTCTAATTCATTCTTCCGCATCGCCTTGCGTTTCGCACTCATGATGCGCATGATATCGTTGTAATCATTGGTTGTTGTTGCGAATAAGGCTTGCATTTCCTGTCTCATTGTGTGGTTCCCTTCTTTTGTGTGTTATGTGCACTCTTTCCAGTATCACAACTACCATATACGTGAAAAACACTTTTGAATGAATACTGGAAAATGAAAATACAGATCGATGCCTTTTCTGATCCTGTCTTGACAAAAATGGATGGCAATTAAACTTTTAGAAAATTGAAAATGAATACTATAGTCATTCACGAATAGGGAAAAAGAAAAGCCTCTTTCCGTATTAGTATACAGAAAAATTTTTGTAAAACCGTTTTTTGTGTGTTTTCTTTCGACACCGTTGTGTTTCCAATACATTGTTTGTCTCCTCTCGGTTATTGTATTTGCCGGCGTATCTCGCCGCGTGACTAATCTAATAATAATCAATGATTATCGTATTGTCAAGCGTTTTTTTGTATTTTTTTCATTAATTAATATTATCTATAGTATATTTTATTATAGAGTATTGTCTAACAATGAGTTACGTGTATAAATATTTTTTTATCAGGTATTATATATTATATATTATATATTATAAGTATTATTAAGTAGTATATAGTATGTAAGTATTAAGTATTAAGTAAGTATTACGTATTAAGTATTATTAAGTAAGTAAGTAAGTAGTATTAGTATAAAGGGATATATATTATGGATAATGATAATATACCATGGGATGAGTTTTTCAAAAGAGTTTCACAAGGGCAAACGATAGATAGTATTTGCAGTCTCGAGCATATGCCAACAAAGGCAACAATATACGCTCACATCAATAGTGAACCGGAGATCGCTAAACGCATGGATAAAGCGCGCGAGGATGGTACGATAGCAATCGCCGATGAGGTCAGACAGTATGCAGAGAGAGCAGCCGCCGGTGAGTTAGACTTCAGGGCCGCACGTGTGGCAGCCGATATATCTACCAGATACATGGAAATGATTAATCCGGATCGTTTCGGCCGTAAACGTGGCGAGCAGGGCATCCCTGATAAGATCACGATAACGCTACGGGTTCCTAATAGCGCAAGCGGCGGCGATAATGACGTGGATCAGTAGATTTATCATGGTGTATACGCATAACATACTTTATGTAAACTTCAGGAATTGTAATATTGAAAGAAATAACAACATGTTATGAGCGTATACTGCACAAGGATAGTATGGTATACTTGGTGCACTGTGTCGAGGTGATACACTGATATGGTGTACAAGCGGCCGTGGTGTAAGGCCTATGATATAGGGGAGGGCTTGAGTTACAGAGCAATTCTCAATGTGTGGTATATAGTTTCAGACCCCATGTCGGGATTTTGGGATTTTCTGCGATGCGCTCCGCCCTACGGGGCTAGATTTATTTCATTTGTAATTTTGTGAACTTCATAGCGTTTTCCTAATATTGGCTTTGTTATTAGTAATATATAATATATATAATACTCCCTTGACTAATAAACAAGAATTATATATATTTATATGTGCTATACAAGTAAATATATTATTTGATATGATAAGAGATATATTGATACGTATATAATATGAGGTTTAATTATAATGGACTCACATGAACTCACATTTGTATTAGGAGATGTAGGGGAGTTATTAAGCGATGCGTTATTGATGATTCGTGAAGTAAGCGGTGAGGATGTAGAGTTAACGGCTGAAGAGGTTGAGTATATAGACGATACTGTGAGTAGCATAAAGATAAGTATTGATTATATTAAGAAAGAGTTACGTGAGATAAGCGAAGGAATAGGATAGTAAGTAAAGTGATTAAAAGACTATATCAGGAAGCCGATACTGAAACACATGAAGCGGTACGTGTTGAATGTGATGTATGTAATGATGTCAAGTTTTATGATAGCACTGAATTGTTAGATATGTATGAGGTAACCGCTGAAGATAAAGACATTTTCAAGCCTCGTAAAGAGCCAATAATAGTATCTGTATTAATGGGGTTAGGGTATGAATTTTTGTGTTCAGGCGAAGTGGACATAATATCTCGCATTCGCTGTAAGAGATGCCAAGAAAGATTAATAGCTATAGAGAGAACATGTCAAATGCTATGCCCTTTGATGTTGATTGAGACAGATCACGATGCTGAATATAATGTTTTGGACTGTTACAAATGGATAGATGAGGGTGAGACGGCACGTACCTGTAATCGTTATAAAAATAGAGATAGGTGCTGGGCTGTGTTCTTTTCACACAATGACTTAGATTTTGATGGTTCAGAAACTACAGTTGAGTATAATGATGGCAAGGTAGATACGATAAAGTATTTTGGCCCGAATGATTACTCGCATTGCCATTTTGACTGCCCTAACCTGATGTATGTATATGACAAGCCTGAATTTTTAAGCTATGATGAACGTACAGTTGGAGTTTCCGATGGATTCAAGGCTATTAACATAAAGAGGGGACATAAAAACTTCAAACTTTGCTGTAGTTTGACTCCGAAAGATGAGACAGCGACACGATTTAATTTATCCCATTTACCTCAAGATGAAGTATTAACTGAACTGTACTCTAGAGGTATAAGACGAACAGACTATTGTAAGTCGCTAACTGACGGGGAAGTAAAGTGATAAAATTATTGCGAGATAGTTTTAGCATTCATAGTGAAGATGAAATCGATCTTGAAGATATAGATGCTATAACAGTAAAGTGTCATAGTTGTGGCTATATAATATTTTATGATATATCAAACCGGAAGGATCGCCCTAATACCGATATTTGGGATTACATACAAAGGACACTTGAGAGTGTAGGGTTTAAGTATGTGCTTGAACGACGCCAACTGTCTATTGTGATGTGCCCTACTTGCGCAAGGGAACATGATTCTGTAAAGTACCTGTTTAAAAGTACGTGCCCTCACGAGCTATTGAGTTTTGGGGGAGATGTGCATAATCGTACGAATTTGGAATGTCGGAAGTATTACAATAGCGAAAAGAATAAAGACGTGAGAGAGTGCAAGAAATATGAAAACCGAATGGAATGCTGGGCGATATACGGATACTACAATAACGACTATTCTACAAAGACATGTAAGAATTAAGGCTGTCTTAATGCGCTACGATCCCAATCAGGGCGCCTGCGAGCTATTCTAACGGACTTTCTCGGCTGAAGCGACACTTGACATAGGGTGTGACATAAAAACGCATTAGAATCGATTATCGTAGAAATGGAATAATAGTAAAATGGAAGCTGCAATAATAGACAATTGGTTAGATGGTGAGATAATTAACGATACGGCGTATGTAGACGTACTTGGGGCTACGTTTCCTGTGTTAGTGAATAAAGAGGGTCACGTGGGATATTTGAGTTATTGTCCTACGCTTGATTTATATACACAGGGTGATACGTATAATGAGGCTGTAAGTAATGCGGAGGGTGCCATTGAGGGTTTCCTCGAGGTGTTACATGAATATCGTAAGGATTTTGATATTAACAGTTAGATTTAAAAGATTGAGAATCTTTTTACATCAGTAACATAGAATAATAGTAATGAGATAAATAACGGGTATTAGAGCTGTAAAGGCTTCGGTCGCTGAGCCAATGTATAAATCAGCGGCATCAGGTGACCTTCGCCCGAAGAACAACGGGGTTTCACGTGAGATGTGAACGCGTGATTAAAATAGCCGGTGGTGTTAAGATTGTCAAAGTACAATTACCATGACGGTTATTCACTAATACCGTAGGGCATACGGGAATTAAAGCCTTTGGAGAAGATGTAAGACTTGGCTATTATAGCAAGCAAACTTCGATGAATTAGGAAGCCTTGAGGCTTGCCTCGGGGTATGTCACAGCGCTTACTGAACCCGTGAATACGGTGTAGGTGAGGAAACGTGTGTAGCATTCTGGCAACAACATTGTGGGGCGGGTGGATTGTTTGGTTCCATTGTGAATTGTTTGATCCGCCGCCCTGCATAAAATCGGAGGGAACAAAGTGAAGAAAGCTAAAAAAGGATGTAAATTTCCGGCAGTATTTGTTGACGCACCGTCGTTTGCGCCCCAAAAAAACAAAGGAGATAAAGTGAACGCTGTTGAGGTAATAGATGACAAGAAGCAAATTTCATCTTGGGAGAGAGTAGGTTCATCCTCATGTTGTCTTGAGAAACAAGAAGGTGAAGAAGCTAAAATATTTTTGTATATGAAAAGTGACTTTGATAATCCAATATTTACAATCCGTATTAACGAACCGAAACATAATCTTGAGCATTTGAAAGATTTGATAGTGGCTAAAGGCGAATATCCAGTATATGAGGGTGATATATTAATCGCTGACGGACATGGCAGGCTACGCCATATAAGGAAAAGTGATCTACCTTGTGAAGGAACAGACAATATTGGATATTATATAGCAAATCATTATGCTTGTGATAATGAAATTGATGATCAAGCAATTAAAGTTACACCAATTAACCCCAAAACGGTAATTAAATATGCCAATAAAGATAAGAAAAGTAAGAAATAAGAACAAGTGGAAAGTAACTGATGGGAATGAAGTATACGGTATGCATAATAGTAAGTCATCGGCACGCAAGCAGCAGAAAGCTATATATGCGCAAAAGAAACGCAAGTGAGAATAAATAAGTTAATAATAATAGATAATAATTAAATAAAGAAGACAGATGCCAAGAAATAAGAAAGAAAAAGTAACGGATATGACTATAGACGCTCGCATATTCAATGACGTCTATGTCCCCTACCTAGAAGCTCCACAAAAGACACAGATATTTTTCGGCGGGTCATCTTCGGGAAAATCAGTTTTTCTTGCACAACGTGCTGTTATGGACGTACTACTCAAGCCTCGCAATTATTTAATATTGCGTAAGGTAGGTAATAGAGTAGGCGAGTCTGTATTCAATGAGGTTAAGCAGGCTATAGACCAGTTCAAAGTTGCTGGCTTATTCGATATACACGAGTCGAATAAAACAATAACGTGTAAGGTAAACGGTCGTCAGATGCTATTTAATGGCCTTGAGGATGTAGCCCGCGTTAAGTCGTTACGTCCTCGTCATGGTGTAGTAACAGATATATGGATCGAGGAGGCTACCGAGGTATCTAAAGAAGATTACGATACTCTTCGTACTCGACTTCGCGGATTGATATATGATGACCATGATAACAATATACGATACGAAACGCAAGAAGTCAATGAAAAAAACGATGATGAACTTGTAAAGGTGAAAGATGATGAACGGGCGTTTGAATACGAAAAGCCCGAGTTAACAAAACGGATAATATTATCGTTTAATCCGATATATAAGAACCATTGGATATATAAGACCTTTTTTAAGGATACGTGGAAAAAAAGTCATGAAGAGGCGGGGTTTTACGAGAATAAGCGTATCATTATTGTAAAAACAACGTATCTCAATAACAAGTTTCTTGCTACTGACGATTTAGAGTATTTTGACGAACTTGAGGAAGACGGCAACCAGTATTACCGAGATGTTTACAAGTATGGTAATTGGGGTGTTCTCGGCGATGTAATATTTACAAATTGGCGAGTAGAGAATCTTTCTGGTAAAAAGTTTACTTCAGTCTACCGTAATGGGTTAGACTTTGGTTTTGCAAGAGACCCAGCATGCCTTGTTAAGACCGTAAAAGAAGGTGACACTATATATATCGTAGATGGGTTCCAGCAAAAAGGATTGACAAATGTTGCGCTTGCAGAAAAACTTGAAGACTACATTGCGAAACGTAGAGTCTTATGCGATAACGCCGAACCAAAATCAATTGAGGAATTAAGATCGCTCGGCATATCGGCGGTGCCAGCGAAAAAAGGCAAAGACTCGGTGAACCACGGGATACAATATTTGCAGCAGAAAGAGATTGTAGTGGATGAATCATTGACGTGGCTCATACATGAATTGAATACGTATCAGTGGGATAAAGACAGCGATGGGAACACTTTACCGAGGCCTGTTAAAAAGGATGACCACGGTATAGACGCTTTGCGTTATGCGTATTCAGACACAATGTCATCGAACGTTTTCTGGGGGTGTGACTTATCATAGAAGAATTACGTGTCATACTTGATGAAGAACGTATAAATATAGGCCGCAGAGTAGCTGCTATAGCATGGCCAAGTGAGCAGCCTGGATGTGTAGTTGCTCTTGGTGAAGAGACTGAGTATCAGGTGCCTACAACCATACAGGCAGCAAAACGTGTTTATAATTTGCATGTACTGGATAGCCACGAGTCACTGAATTATGATGAGTTGCTTGATACTGTTGCTGAATGGCAGGGATTGCTCGGGATAAATGTACTTATTGGAAAGAAAGACAAGCGTAGAAACAAGCAAATACGAGAATACAATAAGGCTGCTCGCGAGTTGATGAAGCCGCGAATAAATTATGCGAAGGCGCCGTTTTCGAAAGAAGATAATTTGTCATTTTACATTGATGCTATACGGTCATATGTAAAAGACCCGACTGCAAAAAGACTGTATTTTCATGGGCACATAAAAGATAGGCTACTTGATATTGGTGAGTTTGACACTAAAGGATTGAACGAGGAAGATTCGCCTCCGGTTGCAGCGTTGGGATATGCCGTAGCATTATTCAAATATTACAAACAGGATGACATAGACTATGAATAGACTTGATTTTAATCCGCCACCTGAACCTTTGGAAGTAATGACAGGTCAACAGGCGGAGTTCCAGCGCATGGGGTATGACGGTACCGAACGTGAGGATTATATTACGGCTTCGGTAGAAGAGATTGCTGATATAGATAATCTTGCTCCTTTGCTTAAGCCTGACACACTAAGCGATATAGGGTCTTGTGTTGTAAGTGGTTATGAAGATGACGATGCAAGCCGTAGCGAACACATGAAAAAGAATGAGGAAGCTATAGAGCTTGCAACTCTCACGGCTAATAGGCGGTCAAGTGACCCTTGGCCTAATGCATCCAACATAAACTATCCGTTGGTTGCAACGGCATCACTTCAGTTTTCATCTCGTACTTATGGCAACATGATAAAAGGTAGTAATATTGTGAAGATGCGTAAGTATGGAGAGGATTTAAAAGGTAGTAAGGCGGCACGTGCAAAACGGGTATCGTCTTGGCTAAATTATTCGCTACTACATAGATACAAGGCATGGGAATCTGACACAGACAAAATGTATTATGTGTTGGCAATAACCGGCACAACGTACCGCAAAGTAGCTTATGACTCAATAGATGAGATCGTTAATCCACGGTTTCTCACGATTGAAGACGTCATAATTAACAACGAAGATCAGTCACATATAACTGACGTACGCCGCATCTCTCACGTTTTCGATTACACGTGCAATGAAGTGCAAAGCCATATGAAGTCTGGTGCATGGTATGATGTGATGCTTGATGGTAAATATGATAGGCCTTATGGTTCAGATAGTTATGACACAGAATCAAATAAGCCTGAATATGACACAAAAACATTTATTGAGCAACAAACATTTTACGACCTAGACAACGATGGATATGAAGAACCATACCTGATTACTGTAGAAAAAGAAAGCAAGACTGTGGTTCGTATAGAGCCTAGATTCGAAAGAACTGATGTGAAGCGTAATCAGGAAACAGGTGATATTTATAAGATTAACCCTATAAATTATTATGTCGAATACATTTTCTTGCCTAATCCTATGCCGAATCAAAGGCTTGGCATAGGTTATGGTATGTTGTTAAGTGAAACAAACCAGATGATTAATGAGGCATTGAACAGTCTCATGGATGCCGCATATTCACAAAATGCAGGCGGTGGGTTTTATAAACGTGGAGTCAGAATAGATGGTGAAAAGAAAAGTGGAGAAATACCGAGTAGCATAGACCAGTGGCACGCCGTAGATGATGTTGATGATTTAGCAATAAACCAAATGTTTATGCCGCGCCCTACACCTACACCATCACAGGTAATGTTTAGTCTCACGCAATTCTTAATTGATAATTCGAATCGCCTTATTTCTATTACAGACGCAATTATGGGACAAACGCCACCTCCTGGTGTGCCCGCTACGACTACTGTGAATATGATTGAGCAGTCACTACAATTCTTCACAGCCATAAACAAACGCCTGTATGCAGGATTAACACAAGAATTTAAAATGATATATAATCTCGAAGGGAAGTACCTTAAAGAGAATATGTATCGAGAGTTTCATGATATAAGAAATGAAATAAATAATGACAATAATGCACAGCGTATGGGTATGCAGGGTATGCAGCAGCAACAGCAACCTCAATTATCTAATAACCCGCAAATAAATGTACGAGATGATTTTGAGCAAAGTGGTATAGACATTGTCCCTGTAAGCGATCCGAATACGGCAAGCGACTTCATTAAAATATCCAAAGCACAACAGTTATTGCAAATACCTGGATTAAATCAATTTGAATCTGTCAAGCGTGTGCTTGAGGCTATGGATATACCTGATTATGAAGATTTATTACAAACACCTCAAATGAATCAGGTGGCACAGTCACTTATGCAGTATTTCGGACAACTGATGCAAAGCGGTCAGGTACCACAGCAGCAACAGATGATGGAACAAATATCAAATATGCTACAGGGTTTGAATCCGCCACCGAAGGATTTGCGGGCCGAAGCAGAGATGGAAAAAGCAAAGGCCGATATGGGCAAGGTGCAGGTCGATGCTCAAAAAGCTCAAATCGCTGGGCGAGAAGTCGCACTCAAGGAAAGAAAGTTCGATACAGAACTTATGCAGCTTAAAGCTGATATATTTAAAACTCTTGCCGAGGCACAAAAGACAGAAGCCGAGGCTGAGTCTGAAGAGATTGGACAACAGAATGAGATGTACATGCGGACTCTCGAACGTGCTCATAACATGTTAGAGCGTATTCACAAGCAAGATTTAGAAGAAGAGCGTTTGGAACTACAGAGACAACAAATGATAGCACAACAACAGCAGCAACAACAGCGACAACAACAGATGGGGGCACAACAAAGTGGGCAGCAGAACCCTACAGCACCCAATAGAGGTGCTTAAGAAGGTAAATTATAAAGAGTTATCACACGACCAATGGCTTGAATGGAAGAACAGTGAACAAACTGAACAGTTACTATATGAATTGTGCAGCAAATGGGAATCCAAATTGAAAACTGCAACCAGTAAAGCGGAAGACGCAGAAGGGAGCCTTGCATATCTATCCGAGCTAAAAGGACTACGAAACGCAATTGATATAATACTTAAAATGGGAGCATAACAATGATTAAGCGTGAGACAGCAGTACTAAAGAAACAGAATTGGCCTGTAAGTATTGATGAAGATGCACGATGGGTAAACATTAACAACGATTCAGATATTCCTGAAGAGCTTGAGCGGTTCAAGAAAGATGTAAACGGAGTAAAACGCAATATCACATACAATGTTTACTTGCTTGATGGTAAACCTGTAGTTAATAAGGCTGGAGATGTCTTGTATGTACCGGATAGAGGCAAGACAAAGCCTACGCACGCACCCACAAAAAAGGATGAAGCGACAAAAGAGCCAGTAGGTAAAGCAAACACAAAAGATGAGGTAAAGAAAAATGCCAAACAGGATAATAACACATCCGCAAAATGATATATATGCATCTAATTGGGAGCGAATTTTCAGCAAAAAACCTAAAAAAGTAGAGAAAATAGCGAAATCAGGAAAGGCAAAAGATGAATATAAAGGGAAGCACTCCTAAAGCAGTTGGTACACGGGTAATTATACGCCCTATATCGCTTGATAGAGACGGTAACGAGGCAAAAGCTCTCACAGAGTCAGGTGATTATATATATAGCGGTACAAGCTTAGTTATGCCACGTTCTGCTGTAGAAAAAGAGATCAATAGTAGTAGCATTGGCGAGGTAATAGACATCGGCAGAGATTCCGGTTGGTTAAACCTTAAAGAAGGCGAAGAGCAAGAGGTTAAAGTAGGAGATATTGTAGCATTTGCAAAGTGGGCAGGCTCTCGGCTACCATATTTCGAGGATACCTACAGAACAATTAATTCTGAGGATATAGTCACGGTATATCACGGAGTGAAAAGCGAGGATAAAAAATGAAGATAGAAGTACAAGGACAAGAAGAGTTTACATTAGGTAACGGCACAAACAGATCAGTTAAAAGTACGGTGGATGAGCCTACAGAAGAAGCTGGCGAAAATAACGAAAAGAATGATGCTACAGAATCTAACAACGAAATGAGCGTAGAGGATGGCATTAAGGCTATAGAGGACGCCAGTGAAGATGCATCAGTTGATGATGAGGAGAATACTGTAGAAGGTATAGCCAAGAAAATGGGATGGCAACCTGAAGGTAAGCTCAACGCACCGGATTACATCAAAGAGTTGGCTGTACAGCAGAAACAGACAAAAAAGACACGTGACAGGCTGGCATCAAAACTAGACCGTATGGAAAAAACGCTCCGAGATCAGCAGTTAGCGAGTCAGCAAGTAATACGTGAGCAGATTGATGCGTTCAATCGACAGCTTACAGAGAAAGACAGACAGTTAGAATCATTGCGTAATAGGTACATCGAAGAGGGAGACGTCAATAAAGTACGCCAAGTTGAGCGGCAACAGATGGATTTGCGCAAACAGTACAAACAGGCTCCTCCAGCACCACAGAATGATGATACTGGGTGGACTGATGATGAAAAAGAAAAGATGATGGAGTGGCAGGAACAAAATGCAGACTGGTATGATGGTACGGAAAAAATAGCGGCAAACAAGCTATTTAAGAAGATTGTTATGGAAAATCCCGAATATGGGATAGATGATCTGCTCGCCATACTTGATGCAGAGAAAGAAAATGACCCCATCATCAAACGTAAACTTAAAACATTACAATCTAAAAATGACGACACAGACAATGACAATGAAACTGATTCTGGTAAAAAGTCCAAAAGTAAAAGTAAACCTAAATCGCCTGCTATACCTTCAAAGCGTAGAGGGTCTTCAGGTAGCAAAAACACAATAAGTTATGATGACTTGAATGACGTTGGTAAACAAATAATTGAGGCAGGCATGAATGCGACAGGGATTACTGACAAGCAAGAATATATAAATAAAATGTATGAACACAATGACTCGATACCGAAAAGTTTCTTAAAATAATAAATTAAAGTACAGGAGCGAAAGCAATGGCACGATCTAAAACAGGAACACGTGAAAAAGTGAACGAGACAAACAATCACGAAAGCGTAAATCGCAGTGAATCACGCATGGATAGTGCGCCGCGGACAAGCAAGCGGTTCAGATCGATGAAATGGGATAACCCAAACCTTAAACCTATGGCTACGATGGGTAAGCTACGTCTACCCGATGAGATAGCTGATTATATCAAGAAACAAGGATATACAGCCAGATGGGTAAAGGATGAAGGGTTTAGAATCAATGACGCTGAAAAAAAGAACTGGCGCGTTCTTGAACTCCCTACAGATTTACGCGAACAATTTAAAGGCAACCTTTCAATGGCTACGGAAGATGTCCCCGATGAAGGCGCGGCATATGTACGTAAGCCTGCAAGTTCTGATGAAGAACGATATTTGTATCTAATGGTACAACCTGAAGATATATATACAAAGCGGAAACGTAATGAACGTAAAGAAAAAATGAAGGATTTAAATGAGTCTATAAGTCCAAAAGGCGAAGGGTTTTATGAGAAGAAAGAACACGATGTCGATTTGGATCGTAGACGTTCTAAGGAGTAATTTCAAATGGCTAACGGATTTAAAGTAGTAGGGTCATTTACAAGTGGCAACCCAGATGGCCACCTGCGGACATGCTACTGCACGGGCGAACAAATAATGCAAGGTGACCTAGTGAAGCTCGCGGGCGGAACTGAGTCTACAGGGTATTATCCTGATGTAACACCTATTACAGGAGTCTCTGACGTTATTTGTGGCGTTGTTGTTGGATTTAGGAACCGGCCTGAAAAGGCGCTTGATTCTGGTTCACAGTACGGAGCGTCAACAGATGCGGTATACCCTATTGTTAACTTTGACATGCGCCCTAAACTTGTAGCGCAGGCAGATGGCGCACTGACTAGCAGCGAGCTTATGTATAATTGTAAGCCGCTTATAGCTAGCGGTGACACGGCAAACGGTACGTCTGGACACGGAATTGATGCTTCAGAAGCGGCCACCACTAATTCGCTTACACTTAAACTACTTGGGTTGTATCAAGAAAAGGGCAACGATATTTCTAGTACATCACCTTTGGTTGTGTGTACTTTTAACATTCACCAATTTGACACTGATACTGCTGGTGTATAACACAACCTTGAGGAGGTGAAACAGATATGTCACAACTTATTGTAACTTCTGATTTTGCAATTGGGATGTTTCCAGTTGTTGAAAAATGGACAGGTATAGGATACAAAGAGAACGAACTTGTACATCCTAAAGTATACAAAAAGAAAGATTCTACAAGAAGCGCTGAAGTGTATGCAGGGCACACAGGATTAGGACTTGCTGTCAAAAAAGGTGAAGGGGAACATATTCCCTTTGAAGGCATGAAACAGGGTCACATCCTTCATGTACAGCCTGAGACATATGCTAAAGGTTTCGCATGCAGTCGTGAAGAGATCGAAGATAATATGTATAAAGAGGTCATCATGAGACGGTCTGAAGAGCTTGGGCGTTCAGCACGGGCATCTAAAGAGACGTTGTCTGCTAACGTATTTAACAACGGGTTTGACTCGTCTTACACTTACGGTAGCGGTAAAGAAGCGTTTGCTGATGACATTCCCTATATGGACGGTGACGGTACATGGGCTAATGAACCCAGTGTTGCAGCCGACCTTACAGAGGCAAGTCTTGAGCAGGCATTTATTGACATTCGTGGGTATCGTGACGAAGGTCATAAACTCGCCATGATTCGCCCTAAACATGTTGTAGTACCGCCTGAACTTCAGTTTGATATTGCACGTATTTTGGAATCACAGCAGCGTAGTGGTACAGCAAACAATGATACCAATGCACTTCGTGACTACAAGGCATACAAAGACTATATCATTTGGGACTACCTAACTGATCCTGATGCATGGTTTATTGTCACAGATTCACCGAGCGGCTTCGAGTGGGTCAACCGTAGGGACAATGAGATTTCGAGTGATACCTCGTTTACTTCAGAAGACCTTCGCTATAAAATGACATTCCGCGTTGCATACAGTCTCAGCGATCACCGTGGCGGTTACGGCTCGCCTGGTGCATAACCCATAACACGTAAGCGGCTATACTGCGTATTAGATATAGCCGCTTACATTAATGAAAGGACATTACAATGAAGCATTTACCGTTGTATGCCGTTATTGTGGTTATGTTGTTGTCCAGTATTGTTTTTGCGGGAGACCTTACAACTCGTTTCCCTAACGGAATTAGTACAGATGATCAGACTGACTTGTTCGGTAATTTCATGACAAGTAATCCGAATGACGTAAGTGGTTTTTATGAAGATTTCTATTTCTTTACACTTGCGGACTGGGATAGTGTATCGCAGGTAGCCGCGAAGACTCTTGCATTGCAAGACAATCAATACGGTGAACTGCTTGTGCAGGCCGATACCTCTACGGCGTATCGTTCTACATATTTGATACAGACGTCAAAAGACAATTTTCAGTTTAACTCTGGTAAAGAGGTGTGGTTCACATCGCGAGTAAAGATTGGTGATGTAGATAGCACCGAGTTCTTTTGCGGAATTTATGATTTCGCATTAGAGACAAACACAGACAGTCTTGGCGTAGTCCGTGATGGCATTTATTTTCACAAGGGTATCGGAACAAGCCTTGTACTTGCCGTATACGATGACAGTACAGGTTCTACGGTATCGGTGACCACAGCATCAGATAGTACATACTATGACATCGGATTTTATTATGATGGTGCGGCGTCTGTACAGGCGTACCTGTCGGGTGACATGGTAGGTTCTGTAGACACAAGCAATGTGCCTTTTGACGAGGATTTGGCAGCAATATTTGGTGTCATAGCCCGTTGGGACACATCAAGCGCCGAAACGGCTCATATGTGGATAGACAACATCGGTGCATTCCAAGAAAGGTAACAACATAACCAATGTCAGATAAAGTGTCGAAAGGGCATAAACCAAGTAAAGGCTTTGTCGTACCGAAACAGAAGGCTCTGTTCGTAGATGATGTAGATGGTAAAGTATATCCGATAGAAGAACGTCTTGAAACATGGGATGGGAAACAGGTAGTAGCAAAGAACTACGATCCGAAAGACCCACTATTAGAGATTGACTTACGGAATACACATGTCATCATAAAAAAGGCACGTCCGGAAGCTGTAACAACAGAAACAGGTGCAGACAGAGACGGTATATGCCAAGCTCAAAGCACGGCAGCGAGCGGCACTTTAACGATAAACGGAGCACTCGCCAGTGGTGGAGTGGCTACAATGCCTACATCACGGCGAGTTTCCGTATATTCAGATAATGATAATAATACATACGATATATTAATCAAAGGAAAAGATTCAGGTAACGGTGACGTGCAAGAGTCGATACGAGGCCCAGGTGCAGGTCAAACAGAATACACTCGAAAAGCGTTTTACACTGTTACATCGGTGTGGGTAGGAAGCGCAACAAACGGCAATATAGAGGTCGGCTGTCCTGACCGCGTACAGATAGGATAATAATACAATGGCTACTTCCGGTGAGGTAACTTTAACAAAAACAGCAAATACGATAGTCAATGGTGCACTGCGTTTACTACTCGGTGATGATGAAGCTACTCGTGCCGTATCGCCTGAAAAATATAAGAATATTGTAGATGCATTAAATCAAATGATAGTGCATTGGCAAAAAACAGGTGTTGGCAGATGGCAAGTTAAAGATATATATGTGTTTCTGCAAAAAGGTAATAAGCAGTCATATAGTCTCGGCCCGACAGGAGACCATGCCACAGAATCGTTTGTAGAGACAGAGTTGAGCGCTGCTGCTTCTTCGGGTGATTCGACAATAACTGTAGATAGTATAACAGGAATATCAGACGGTGACAATATAGGTATTGTGTTAGACGATAACACTATACAATGGACTACGGTAAATGGAGCGCCATCAGGATCAACAATAACGTTGACAGCATCTTTGACAGGAGATACCGCATCGGGCAATGAGGTATACGCATATACAACTATTATTAATAGGCCTATAGATATATACGATGCGACACGTAGACGGTCAGCAGACGATGAGATATTAATTGAGGTTGTTTCAGACGATAGATATTTCGAGCAATTTGACAAATATACAGAAGGCACAACACTACAGGTATATTATGACCCTACGATAACAAATGGTACGCTATACGTATGGAGACCGTCAAATGTGAGTAATCAGCAGTTACGGTTGAGTGCGAGGATGCCGATTGATATATTCAAAGGGACTGATACGGATGCAGATTTCCCTGATGAATGGATACGATGCCTTAAGTTTAATTTGGCTGTAGAGGTGTACCCTGAATTTGCAAGTGCAATGTCACCTCAAAGCATACAGGCATTTCAGTCACACGTTATACCAATGGCTATGAAAACAAAACGTGATATAATGACGCTTGATTCAGAGAGTAGACCGTTACAATTTGTCCCGAACAAACGGAGATATTGATTATATGCGTAAAAACATCGCTATAACATATATAATTATTGCGCTATTTATAACCGTTGCAATAGTATACGGTGATACAATTGCTTTGAGTATAAAGCAATTTGCCGGTGTAAACACGTTTGATGACCCTGAAGACTTACCGCCTGAAGTATTTCAGGAAATGGAGAACATGCGGTCAACAACGGGGAGTGTACTTGAGAAGACGTTTGGGTGGGGAACAAAATTAAATGCGCGATGGTTTGAAGTTTTTAATGACTCCACTAATTTAGGTGGTTTCTGCGTTGATTCAGAAGCAATAAGTGATACATTAATTTTTGTCATACCGCAACATAATTCAGTTTACAAATATTCTGATGATGGGGGCCTATCTTTCACCTCTACATCTGCACCCACGTACCCAAATGGATTTGGTAAAGAAATAATATATGTTGGTAGCGGTTATATCTATGGGCTGTATGCTGCTAGCGTATTCAGGTCTACTGATTATGGTGCAACATCTGATACGGTGTTGTACCAGATTAGTGGAGCTATCGATTACATTTGGGGAGCTATTGAGAGTAAAGATGAAGCGACAATATTTGTCGGTGGTGAAAATATAGAGGCATTCCCCATTGAATATGGTGTTTTGTTTGCGAGCACAGATAGTGGAAAAACATTTGCTATTAGATACGATGCTTTTGGTAATAATATTGACATAGATGAGTTGCTCTATACCAGCTCAAACACTCTTTTAGCTGCTGATTTATCAGGAAACATTTATCGTTCAACAGATGATGGTTATACTTTTGAAACTGTTTTAAGTACAGGTTATAGTATTACCTCACTCGAACAACTAAGCTCCGGCACTATTTTAAGTGGTGATGCGTCTTATAATATGTATAGGTCTACTGACGATGGGTTGTCATGGACAACGATTGATGATGAGTCAATTGCTGCACAGATAGATGCTATTTACGAAGATACAAGCACATCTGTAATATACTTAGGTTCTACATCAGGCAGCGACATATATATAAGCACAGATGACGGATTAAGCTATCGTTACTTTCAAGAAGTTGGATTTGTCTCGTCTTTTTACACGTTAGAGGGCGATACCGTTTATGCGACAAGATTCCGTAAGTCTTCTTTTTTGTATGCCAATACAGCTACTTATGCCGATAGCGCGGATAATCTTTATACATATGACAGCAACAAATTTGATGGTAACCATAGCGTGATTATGCCTGTAATAACATCTGCCGGTTCAGTTTTAGTATATCAAGCCATTAATTCAGGGGAACTTGACTCTCTAAACTTAAATCAAACCTATTACCACAAAGACGCCAGCAACCCAATATTCCAAGCCAATGAAATATTACGCATACTCCCAGGTGATGTAGGCGAAATAAGCGGTAACGAAGCGAAACCTATCTGGTACGGCTACATTGACCGTACACTATTCGATAGCCTATACATCCCCACTGCTGATTTTTATGATGATACCGCTACACCTGAAACGCCTACATTTGACGTGACTGTCGATGAGCTAACACACACCGGCACAATGGATGACACTGTATTCTATCGCTTTTCCGCACAATATGACGGTATTGAAGAGGGGCTTGTCGGCGTACCATTTTCCGCACAGCTTGGCGATGGAGCTATGGGTAAACTCACTGTAGATATAGGTGATACGGCTGATGTGAATGAACGTATTACATCTAATGTACTATACCGTTCATCGGATAACCTCACAGGGTACAATAAGCTCATAACTGTCGATAGATTGCGTTTCAGACCCACTGTGCCATATCGTGACAGTGTTAAAGCATCAAGTGGTGATAGAGCATGCTATATCCCAGCATTATCATCGTATAGCTTTACTACTTCAGCAGGGACTACATATACTATCCATGACGGTGTAAATAGTATTAAGATTGAAAATCCTGATGGAACAGGTAACGATATATTTTACATTGATGCGGATTCGACCGACTGCAACACTGATTTTGAGAGCAACTGGTCTGATGCATGGGTATTATACAGAACAGTGTCGTCTGTAAATACGTCTGTTGACGGTGATTCTACCGGTATGTATTCGGGTGACGATGTTGTTATAACAGAAAACAACGTAGAAAACAACACGCTTTACGGTGGTGTGATTGATATAGACGATATTAATATTGCCGATGCAACATTCGATTCGGTGACAAATAGTGCGGGTAGAGCAACATTGTGGGGGCTTGGACTCGGGCATCTCGAAATTGGCGATGTATTATACATTAATTTTGCGGCAACATACACTGATACGCTGTATGTGGTTGATTCGACTTCTCAACGCACGATAACGATTAATGAACCGTATTCGGCGACTACGACTGGTACAGTGTTCCATGATGAAACCCCTGAATATGCAACAACACGTAACTTTGAGAAAGCAATACAGATAGACGCTACTATAGATGAGGGATTCCGTGATCATTATCACGTCATTATGGGGGCGGCTGATGGTACGTATTGGTATGAGGAATACGATGATGGGTTAGTGGCATATTGGAGCTTTGATGACAGTACGGCATATGATAATACAAACAACGGCAACAATGGTCGAAACTACAATGCTGCCGACACAGCGGGCACGACCGGCTCAGCAAAGTATTTTGACGGTACAGATGACTATATCCGAATAGGTACTAATCCATTAGGAATTGAAGATCAACTTACTCTATCGTATTGGATGCGATACAACAGATCAGAGGACACACATAGTCCCTTTATACATAAAAGTGACGGTTCTTCTTCTTTGTTTTCATCATGGATAGGAGATGATCGCGGGTGGGATTATTTTACAAACACTGGTGGCGGCGTGACACACACGGTCGATGCTGATAAGGTCAATGGTACATGGCATCATTTTGCTATCACCCACAATAATAGCGTTGTCAAATATTATATTGACGGCGACTCGGTGGCTGTGAAATCGTTAAGTTTTGGTAATGTATATGATGGTGTGATGATGATGGGATGGAACGGTGTTTCGTCATATGGAGAGGGTACACTTGATGAAGTATCGCTATACAACGTAGCCCTTACAGGCGCTCATATTGAGCAAATATACAACGCTAAAGAAAAGGTGTATAATGATATACGTGCTGCTGTATTCGACAACAACCTTATTGAAGGTGCAGCTTCACCGCTTGAAGGCGAAACATCAATAAAGGTTAACGGGCGTTATGGTAAGATTATTGCAAACAGGCTATTCCAGTACGGTGATGTTGTTCTTGACCCTGGCGGTGAAAACGAACAACGTGATAACTCGTTGGTGTACAGTGAGTTACAGCAGTACGACGTAACACCTGTAAGTAACTTTATACGTTTAAACGCACAAGGTGATGAGACCGGAATTGCTGACTTGTTTGGTAATCCTGTATTCATGAACGAACAATCGTTAATAATTCTAAATGTAAAATCAGCGCCAGATAACCCTGCTGCATGGAATGTAATCGAGTCACGTGCCGGTATTGGCAACCTTGCCGATGAAGGATATAATGACCAGACCAATAATCTTTATGTGATATATGAGGATGGTATATATAGATTAAATCCGAATGACCTTGCTGAAGCTGATGCATCACAAATCAAGCAGGCGCGTATATCAGACCCTATATATGACGTGTTCAATGACCTTACACGTACACAGAAAGAGAATGTAGAGTCTATATTTGATCCTTCTAAAGCCGAAATGGTATTTGAACTTGGTTCTGAATATTGGGCATATGATATAAATAAGAATAGATGGCGTGAGATAACAAGCGACCTTGATATTGACCTGATGACTGAAGATGAGAACGGGCAGGCAATTGGGCGTGCATTTTATAATGATTCGGATTATCGTATATATACGCTTGATGAGAGTGTAGCTCAAGGGCAAACAACAGGTAAAATAAAATCAAAACGCTTTGTAATATCATACGAACGCCCTGAAACTATACGTTATGTGTGGTTGAATTACAAATCAGGTGCAGCATTAACAATGCGTATCTATATAGATGGCGAGACTACGGTTGCTAGTGGTGACCTTGTCGGTGGCATATCATACACTGTGTTAAGTGATAGTGTTTCTTATAACGGTACTGTGTATACTGAAGACGAATCTTTCACAACTGTATATGGCATAAACACTTATACATATTCAGGCAACATAATTCCAACAAGCCGTGTTATATCATACCCCGCATCTTCATCTATAACACGAGTACGTAAGCCAATACGAGCAAATGGTGAGAAGTTTAGTATTGAGGTCGAAGAAAATAGTGCATCTACTAATGATCTTGAAATACATGAAATTATATTAGAAGCGGAGAAGAGCTAACATGACTATATCGGAGCAGGTAGAGCAGTTACGGCGTAGATTAGAAGATGATGATAGTGGCAAGTTCGATACGGTAGAACCATATGTAGATGCGCTGAATAACGCACGGTACAAATTGGCACGGCTTATACCATTGCCATATCTTGAGGACACATTAGCATACACAGATGAGAACAAGTCACTTACTTCCGGATCGTTATCATTAAGCGATTTATCGTATAATGTATTGCGAGGTAAAACGGGTATACTCGGTGTCAAGGAGAATGACGGAGACTGGATGGTTACAGGTGATACCCGTGACTATTTCAGGGACGCGGCGGCATCTACAGCAGGGTATTATGGACAACCAACATATTATCTGTTCGCAGACTCGATAAAGGTTTTGCCGACTACAATTACAGCCATAGATGTGCGATACATGAAAGTTCCGGATGATGCGTATTACAACTTTGATGTAACTGCATTGAGTGCCGGTGCAAGTGCGACACAGTTTTCGCTTGATTCGTTTACAGGCATAGCGGCTACTGACGATACGTACAATGGAACGGTTATATATCATGTTGAACAAGAAGAATATCATGTAATAACAGACTATGATTATGCAGGCGGTTCAGACGACCGCCTCGTGACAGTCTCACCGTCATCAAGTGGCACATTTGCGACGGGTAATCAGATACGATTTATAACTGACACATTCAAATATAGCAACTTATCAGGCATAACAAGCGAACTCAACCCCACGTTTCATGAATATGAGATAAGCCTTGCTGCGGCTGAATTATTTGCTATTGTAAATAAACCGCAACTTTCACAATATTATAACAATCAAGTAACGATGGAACTCGCAATGTTGAATCCACGAATTAAAGCAGACGAAACTAATTCCGAATAACGAATAGATATTGAGGCGAGAAATGGTTGAGCAAGTAAACCGTAGAATGAGGTAAATTATGGCTTTCTTTACACCTAGTGCCGCTCAGGATTTTTACGAGGAATCACTTGATAATCCGCAAGTTAAAGAGCGAGCACAGAACATAGGTAATTTTACAAATTATGTAATCAGTGAATTTATCCCTGAAGACTTATTTATACCGTCACCCAATAATGAGGCAATACCTGCTACTGCTGACGAAGCTATTGCTATGTATGAAAGTGGCGATATAACGTCTGAACAAGCTACAGATTATTTACAGAGTTTAGATAGTGCATATGATGCGTATGAACGTGTAGCGTCAGGTAAAGGCACAGAAGATGAAATAGCTGCATATGACAGGGCAGCAACACGGTTCAATGTGGAAACGGGTGAAAGCATAGATGCGTATGGCGCTCCAACTGGCTGGGATACTATTCGTGGAGCCTTGACCCGATATGCAGAAGCTGGGGGCAATCTTGCCAAAGAAGGCGATTTAGGGCGATGGATGGAGCGAGAAGGATATAGTCCTCAAGAAATACTTGATGCTACAAAAGCTGCTAATTATGCAGAAGATAGTTTAGGCGAAAAAACCGTACGAAGTCAGTTAATTATGGGAGAAGACCCCGATGAAGAATACATAAAGATTATTGGCGATCTTTATCAAGCCGATCCTACCAAAATACAAAACGCATATGATTATAATCCTGAAGATATTTCTTCGGGGGTCGATAGACAAACTGAAATTGAAAGATTGACCGGAACGTCAGGTAGCGGTGGTGACGGCACACCTGGCGGTGATGTCGGCGGTGAGGAATATGCCGAAGAGTATACTTATGAGCCTGATATACCAGAGATAGATATTAATAATCCGCTGTGGAAAGGCCCTGAAACACCAGAATTTCAAATACCTGAATACAATTTTCAACTTTATACGCCAGACCCTAATGACCCGCTTTTTTCGGGCGCTTTTGGAAATTGGCGAGATACAAATGAAGCACAGCGTGTGCAGGATATGTATGGTAATATAACAGTAGGTGGAGAAGGTGATGAATTAGAGAGGGCTGCACAAGAAGGTATAGGTGGGACACTTAATGGTGCAGCGTACAGCGGTATGGGTGGCACATTGATGTCTGTAAGCAATCCTAACGCCACATCTCGTGACATGGCATATAGTGGCATGGGTGGCACACTAATGTCTGTTAGAAGGGGCGATAGATACAGACCATTACGTGGATTATTGCAGAGTGCTATAGAAGGATTAGCAGGCACATTGCCACCAGATGCACCTACACGGCCACCTATGCAAAATCCTGCATTTCCATCACCTACGTCATCTATGATAGGCTATGAACCGCCGGAGCCGAGTAGAACTCTACATAACAATCCTACGTCATCTATGATAGGATATGAGCCGCCGAAGCAGACTACGGGAGACCCTACGAGGGATTTGCCCCCTGGTCACGGGTCAAGGGATCCGTTTTTAGACACGACTCCACCGCCGCCACAGCAAACACCTACACGGCCACCTATGCAAAATCCTGCATTTCCATCACCGATAGAACAACCAGGCCGTGCACCAGACCAACAAAATCAACCGGTGAATGTGAACCCTGCTATTGGAGATATGCAAAGGGAATCAGCTGTTTTCGGTATGAACATTGGCGATATGAATCAATTACTTAATAGCGCAACAGCGATGACGCATCTTCCGAACAATACGCTACAAGGTAATACGTCAAATCAGGCATTAGGTAGTACTACAGGAGCCAGTATGACAGCACCGGCACAAGGCTCTATGCTTGGACAGCCGGTTAATGCAAGAGCATCCATGAGTAATCCTGCATCCACATTGCCAACGTCATCTATGATAGGCTATGAACCGCCGAAGCAGACTACGGGAGACCCTACGAAGGATTTACCCCCTGGTCACGGGTCAAGGGATCCAAGGCCGTATCCTGAACCTACTCCTCCACCGCCGCCTAATGAAGACCCTACGAAGGATTTACCCCCTGGTCACGGGTCAAGGGATCCAAGGCCGTATCCTGAACCTACTCCTCCACCGCCGCCTAATGAAGACCCTACGAAGGATTTACCCCCTGGTCACGGGTCAAGG